ACCATACGCGCGCGCGTAGCGCAACCCTATATTTCTGGCAACAGCGTTTTTCTACGCCTCCGCCAGAACCTCAAGGAATGCGCTGCCCTCGGTCGGCCGGGGATATTCACGCATCTCGAACACGCGCTCGACCCCGCTGCGGTCCCGCACCAACACCCGCCACTCGCTCGTCACCTGCCGCGCCTGCGCGCTGTTGCGGATCGTCAGGATCGCCGGCGTGTGCGACTGCATCCGCGCGGCCATCACCGCCTCGCCGCCGCGCAGGTAGCGCACGTTCGCCCAGGCGGTGAACTCGTCGGCCCAGCCCTGGTGCAGTTGCCCGTCCTCGTCCCGGTTGTGGATCGGGCGCTGGAAGGTGGCGCGGTGGTCTAGGGCGCCGGCCGAGAGGCGATTGGCGGCCATCACGCAAGCGCCGGGTCGCGCAGGTCGTAGAGCAGAGAAACCACCGGGGCTGGCGGGTAACCGGGATCGAACGCGCTCTCCGTGTCGTTGTCCGGGTTCCGCAGCATTACACCGACCAAATAGATCGTCGCGCGGCGCACCCGCTCAATATGCGGTGCCGTCGCGATCACTGCCCCGGTCTCATCGACAAACGCGGCAGCCCCCGACTTGAGATAGCCGACCACCCAGGAACTGGCCGCGTCCACCAGCTGTTGAAAATCCAAGTCCTTGTCGTCCCCGTCCCACTGCAGCGCGTCCTTGGCTTCCTTGATTGTGACGAATGCGGGCATCACCATTTGCTCCCGTCTGCGCCAAGCTGGGTCAGATCGCGCCCCGGCTTGCCCGGCTGACCGGGCTCGCCCTTCTTTCCAGCCTCGCCATCCTTGCCGTCGCGCCCCTTCTTCACCGCCAGCCGCCACCCCTTGGCCGCGTCCGGCCGACCTTCCGCGCCATCGCCAGCGATCCAGAACGACCCGGCGTAGGTCACCCCATCACCGCGCTGATAGGTATTACCGTCCTTCCAGACGCCGCAATCAACGAATCCGGGCAGCGACAGCGGGAACTCCTTGACATCCTCACCGCGCACGAAGCGCAGGATCGCAGACCGCTCGCCGGTTTGCTCAAACGACAGGTCATCAAAGCCGAAGCCATCGCGACCTGGCGCGCCGTCCTGGCCGTCTCGGCCGTCTCGGCCGTCAGCGCCGTCCTTGCCGACGAAGACACCCAAGTCCTTCGTCCGACCATCCGACATGACGGCGACCAGCCGACCGCCCTCGGCGCGCAGCAGGTCCATCACGTCCAGGCCATCCCGACCATCGATCCCGTCGCGACCTGGCGCGCCGTCCTGGCCGTCTCGGCCGCCTCGGCCGTCAGCGCCGTCCTTGCCGTCAGCGCCAGCCTCGCCGTCAACACCGTCCTTGCCATCGGCCCCGTCGCGACCTGGCACACCGTCCTTGCCATCGGCTGGCATCGGGATCGACGCGAGGAACGTATCCAGGTGGGCCAGCATTTCAGGCATCACATCGTCGATCGTGACGCTCGTCCCATCCCGACCGGGAGCGCCATCAGCGCCGTCCTTACCGTCCCTGCCATCGGCCGGCGCTGGAAAGGCCGCCAGCGCAGCCTCCAGCGCGGCGATCCGCGCCACCAGTGGCGTTGTCGCAGCCTTCACGATCCCGGCCAGTTCGGCGCCGAACGCCTTCGCATCGATCATGCCGCCTCCAGTGCCTTCCGCATGGAAAGCAGCGCCTCCGCAACGAACGCGCGTTCTTCCGCCGGACCGTCAGCCGGCGCCGCGGGCGTGATTTCTCGCTGCGGGCCCTGGCGGCTCGCCAGCATCTCCAACGCCCAGTTCTGCTCCTGCAGATACGGCGTATCCCCGCCCACCACTGGCTTGAGGTTCATCAGGCGGCGGCTCTCGTTGGGGGCCTTGATGCCTGCCTTGACCGCCGCCGCCTCGGCTTCGACCATCGTTGCCGTGTCCATCCGCAACAGGTAGTCGAGGTCGAATTCCGTCCCCAGCGGGCGGGCGATCCCAAGTCCCTGGTCCAGACATTCCTCGATACTCTCGATGTGAATTTGCAGCGCGTCGGTGTAGTACTGCGTATTCAGAGCCTCGATGTTATTGTAAGCCGGCGCTGGCCCGACCCCGACTTTATAAGCCGGCACGCCGAACGCCGTGCACACCATTTCCGCCGATAGCTTGAGTTGCTCGATCAGCTGCGCATCGGTCGCGGTGACCGCCATCGGCTCGTATTTCAGGCCATCACCGAGGACCGCAACCTTACCGGCGTTGGCGCCGGAATAGTTGCTGTCCCAGTGCGTCTTCAGGCGCGCTGCCGTCTCGTCGCTGATCGCGCCGGGCGCTGTCAGAATGCCGCCAGGAGTGCTGTTGTTGCGGAAGAACCGCGCGCTCTGATCCTGGATCGACAGTCCCTGCGCCGCCGCAATGCCGCACGAAGCGACGGGCGAAATGCCGACAAGGGGGTGATAGAACGTGTTCCATCGGTCATGGATGATCTCGCGCGCCGGAATGGTCACGCTGGTCTCGTATTGCCGCGAAAGGTCGTCCCGCGACATCTCGTAGTAGACCCCGCCATCCGAGGCGACGAGCACCTTCACCTGCCTCGGGTCCAGCACATAGAGTGCCGACACAACCCCGCGCCCGTCGCGCTGCTTGAGGATATAGGAGTTGCCGTGGATCAGCTTGCTCTCCATCCAGTTGGCGAAGAACTGGATGCGGTTCTGGTAGGGGTTTGGCTTGCGCAGCACCGGCGAGTAGGCGGGGTTGTCCTCCTCGAGCCAGATGCGATCCTGCGTCAACCTGACCATCCGAACCGGCATCTTGGCGATGTCGCCGGCGATCAGCGCCACGCAGCGCGCCACCACGGCGAAGGTCAGAACGGTATCGAGCTTCACGTCCATGTTGGACTGCCACGCACCCGTGAACGGCTCCTGGATCGAACCCATGAAGCCGCGCGGGCCCACTTGTTGTGGCTGCGCCCGCTTGCGCGTGATATCGAAGCCGAACAGGCGCACGGTCAGTCCTCGGCCTTCATGTCCTTGCGGCGATAGGTCCGCTTCTTGCCATCATCGCCCCCGGCAGCCGGAGCCTCGGCGTCAACGTCGGCCTCTGCGTCGCGTGCCTTGCCGATGGCGCGCAGGATGCGTGCGTCGCGCGCCGACATGGCGTCGAACTCGTCGCCCGGCTCCAGATTACGACCGCCGTAGCGCATGGATTTGACTGCGATCATGTCCGCCTCCGTAAGGGGGTTGGCGGGCAGAAGAACCGCCCGCCAAGAGGCGTCAGGCGTAAGCCGCGCCGGTGATGTACTGAACCGCGCCAGGACGGCGCTTCGTCCAGTTGATGAACCGCTCGGCGCGGATGCCGACCATGTTCATTTGCCACAGCGACACCATGACAGTGTTCGCTACGGGCGGGTTCGCGGGTGCGCTGTCCATCTGCAGCGACGCCTGGTTGCTCGCGTCCAGCATCACCTGGCCGTCGTCGGCGAGCAGGATTTCCGAAGCCTTGGCGAGGATGATCCGGCTGCCGGCCGGGATGGCGGGCGGGCCGGTGACCGCTGACTGCGCCGGGATGTTCTCCGACAGCACCACCGGGATGCCGAAGAACGTCCCCGCCGTGCCGCCGTTGATGGACAGGCCCGGAAACTCGGGCTGGCCCAGCGGGTTCAGCAGCATCGCGATCGCCAGCGCCTGCGTTTCGGTCATGATCCAGACCGCACCGCTGAGCGACAGGTTAGCCTGGATGAAGTTGGCCATCAGCGCCTGCACATCGGCCCGCAGGTGATCCGCGGTGGTACCCGAAGCCACCACCGGAGCAACGCCGTTGGTGATCGACGCCGGCGACACGCCCGTGACCGCCGCCTTGTCGGGGTCAACGAAGTCCTTGTCGATCAGCGCACCGATGGTCTCGATCAGGTCGCGGCGGACGATATCCTCCGCGGCCGGGTTCGAGAAGCGCACCAGCTCCTCGGTCATCACAACAATGCCCGCGACCTTGGTATACGCCAGCGTGATACTGTCGAACGCCAGGGCCGACACCGGCTTGGGCGCACCCTCGCCAACCCAGCCCGCCGAAGCGCCGCCGGTCTGCCTGGGAACCTTGATGTTGAACGGCACACGCCGCAGCCCGTCGATCCGCCCCAGAATGGTCGCCGGCCGCAGCAGTTCGGCGAACTCGCTCGCCATGTTGCTATACTCGACCAGCGGCTTGGCCCAGTTCGTGTCGGTGGTCGTGCCGGCTGCAACGGCAGCTTTCAACACGGTCTCCACCTGCGGGGTGTCATCCCAGTGCTTGGCGATCTCGGCCGACTGCATCAGGTTGCCCTTCCCGGCCATCAGCGCCATCGCGTAGCGCGTGAACGCCGTGCCTTTCGGCAGGGTGGTCCCCTTCACGGCCGACACCGGACCGCGAACCTGCTCCGCCGCCTTGGTCGAGGTGGCGCCGGTGACGTCGGCGGCCGACTTGACCGAAAGCCGCTCCATGTCACGCAGGCGCGCCAAGTGCGCGTCGATCGACTTCACCTCGCCTTGCAGGGCGTCGTATTCCTCGGCGCTCTCCGCATCCAGCGTCTCGCCGGACTCAGCCGAGGCATCCATCAGTTCAGCCATGCGGGCCGACTTGGCGGCGCGAGTGGCCTCGAATTCCGAGATTTGCTCGGCAAAGGTCTTCTTGGTCATCTGCCTGTTTCCTTGTGCAGATTGGGGGACGGCAGACGCGCCAACGGACGAACCCGCAGCGCCTCGGCCAGACGCGGCCCGCTGCTCGGTATCGCATTGCTTCACGGTGAGGATGGACGCTTCCGCATTGGCGGGAATCGTCACCGCCGACAGCTCCATCCATTCCCACGCAGTAAACTTACGACCCCAGGAGCCGGGGATTTCCTCGCTTTCGAGACCTCGGAACCCGATACTCAAGCCCCGGACCAGCCCTGCCTTGATGCGGCCCCAGGCCCGGTCGATCTCGGCATCGACGCCATTGGCGATCCGCGCGACCACCTCGATGCCCTTGGCGCTCACCGTGGCCTCGGTGACGTGCCCGATGGGCTGCGACGCATCGTGTTGCCACAGCAGCGGTATGGGCAGGGCGAACCGCGCCCCTTCCGGGACGATCACGTCCTGCATCCGGTCCGGCGTCGGGGTCGTGGCAATGCCACGGATTTCGCGGGTCTCGTCGTCAACAGCCTTGATTTCAAGGACGCTATAGGCGCGGTTGTGCATCGCGGCCTCCTAGACAAATATCATCTGGTATTCCGGCGCGCGCTTCGGCTCCGGGTTCCGGCTCATCACCGTCACCGCGTCGAACATAGCCATCACCGGATCGATCTTCGCATCCCCGGCATTCGCCTTCGTTGCCCGGATCGCCGTCGCTGTCGGCTCGATCTTGATGTTGCCGACGCACCACGCCATCAGCGCCGACCCGTCATGCCAGAGCGTGCCGTTGATCAACTTCCGCTCGGCCGTCTTGATGGCGTTCATCATCGCGTAGCCCTGCGGCGCCCCGATGACCTTGCCGTTCTCAGGCGTCACCCCAACCTCGGCCAGGGCGTCGATCATCTCGCCTAACCCCGCCGGGTCAGCCGCCACCGATGCCAACAGGCCCCGCTGGTCGATGTCCTGCACGATCTCCGCAATCGCCCGAACGTCGCCCAATTCGTCGCCGACGATGGTCAGCGTCCCTTCGCGCTCGAAGTCCCTGAGCCGCGGGGCAATGCTCTTGCGGCGGTCCAGCACGCCTTCGTGGCACCAGGCATGATGCCAGGCGAGCCAGTCCTTCGTCTCCCGATCCCGGCCAAGGACAGCCACCCCGAACAGGTCGTCAGCGCCGCCACCGTCCAGCCCGACCACGACAACCTCGCTGCGGTCAAGGACCGCCTCAAGGCTCAACCCCTCGCGCGCCCGACGCGGCCAGTAGTCCGCCCCCGGCCAGCGGTTGGCCCGGAGGTTCATGCCGATCTCGACGTTCAGATGCTTGGCCAGGAACGTCGCTCGGGTGCTGGCGTCCTTCGCCAGCTCCTTGCCCATCTCCCGCTCCAGCCACTCCTGGCTGACCGACCGCCCGAGGTTCGGGTTCGTGACGTAGAAGTTGGCCGGGTCCATGTAGGCTT